GAACTTTTTTCACCAGTTTGTGAAATCTCAAACGCTTTCACTGAATAAGTATTCAATTTGCGTTCACCACCTGAACGCTCAAGTAATCCCATTTCAACAAGTGATTCACAAGCAGTTATAACAGAACGATTACTTAACCCTGTAACTTCCATGAATTGACTAACGGAAATGCTGTCTGATTCCTTATTCCATCCTTTAGTTTTACGAACAACAAATAAGTAACATTTAAGCTCAATACCGCTCATGTCAGCCATTAATTCATCAACAACGGAATTAGGAATAATGAAAGAGTTTGGAATAAATCTGCTATTCATGATCCGCCCCCAATAAAGTAAGCTCTTTGTATGTAATATTTTTCATATCAAGCCACCAATCTGTATTCAGCAACGCATTTTCCGCTAGGTACTACAATCATTCGTCTTTCGATTTTGTGACCCTGTTGTTTTAGGTCGTAAATTCTTGCGCCAAGGCGTAAGCAGTTAAAACGTTTTTCTGCGTCTAAGTGCGTTAATCTCTCTCCGTTTTTGAGCGCCTTTAAAATCTGTGCTGATTGTGT